GCTACCAACTGAAAAACTTTTGAATCAGTTCCGCTTACAAAGAATAAGTTTTCTGTTTCAGTATATCTACCTCTAGTCTCAGAAACTCCTTCTATAAAAACTTCAACCGATCCTTCTACTATCGGAGCTAATTCTAGGTTAATAGACTTAATTCCAAAATCAGCATTAAATTTTCCAGTTTTCTTTACTAAAGCTCCTTCAAGTAACACTAAATTAGTGAATATAATACCTTCTTGGTTGACACTTTCACTTTTAAGTAATTCTATAGAAGAGTCTGCATTTGAATTTTCTAAAAGACCATTAGTAACTTTGTATAGGGTAAAACTTAAAGATTCTCCGTCTTCTGGGGAACTGACGGTGATGACTCTAGAAGTTGCAGGAATCGTTAAAGTAGCTCCAGGGTCTGAAACAAAGGCATCAGATGGAAATGTTAGTTTTGCATTTGCGATAGCTGCTGTAGGCCCTTTCATACGAACGCCTATTAATTCTAGTAACTTCTTTATGCTGTTTCTATTTTTAGCTGTTCTTAGATAGTTTTCATTAGCTAAAAAGTCTGCTTTCATTGATGTCACTGCTCCGACATAAGAAACTAAATCAATCAACATGACTCCTAAATCAGAACTTACAAAGTTATTGTAATCAAGTGGATAAACAGACTTAACGTAATTAACTAAGTTAGTTCTAATTGAATTAAAATCAGAGCCAGCATAGTTAATCAATGATGCTTTCTTAGCAGAATCAAATTCTCTTGCTAGCTTCATGAAGTCTGAGCTAACGGTTCCATTAAAGTTCATATTGATACATCCACTTCAAATTGAGTATTCTCATCTTCTCTAATTTGACAAGACAATTTAATTATTAAGGTGGGCAGACCATATTTAGTAGATTCTTCTTGTCTATAAATTTTTAGTCTGTTTACTTTTACATAAGGTATATAATTACTTATAGAAGTTAATATTCTTGCTCTAGCTTCGACTACTAAGTTTTCATCAAAAGGCTCAAATAATAAAGACTCTAAGTCGCAACCAAAAGCAGGTAACATAACTCTCTCTCCGGGAGCTGTAGAGAGAAGCTGCTTTAGATTACTTCTTGCTAAAGATATCTCTACGTTAGGTTGAACATAACTTTTCCCAGGATTCTTTTTGAAGGGAAATCCTATACCAGTTCTAGGTATATACTGATTTTCTTTTGTAGTTGATGCTATTTTTGGTTGTAGAAGAGTTCCTACAACAGTCGTATTAGTATCTAAATTAGCCATAATAATATATACTATCCTATGATCTCTTTGTATTTATTAAATAGCTTCTTACCTATGGTAATTAACGACGGAGCATCAAAGTGAATACCAGTGAGATAATAAGTCCTATCAAAACCTGCATAGGGTTCTGTTATAAACGAAAGATTATCTACGTCAATAAGTGATACATTTAAAGATTCACTATTAGCCGCTTCGTTTTGTTGTGCTCTTACTTCGTCAGTAAAGATGAACGATACTGGTTCTGGTCCATCTGGACTCAGAATGTATTGACCATATGCAGGTAATTCTTTTTGAGCTTGTGTTATAATCCAAGGAGTATCTTGTGTAATTCCTTGTATACCTTTTAGTTGATCTTGCACTCTCTCATACAACACCTCAAAATCTGTTAGCCATCCATCAGCAACCACACTTGAGAATGCAGGGAATCTCATGGTTCCTGGATACACTGATGCTTCATTTTCTCCTTGCATCATTATTACAGCTTTAACTTCATAGGGTTCTGGGACTGCGGCCAATGCGTTAGTAACGTCCCTATTCAGTTCATAATATTTGTGATAATGAGGCACTGTGTCATCAACGGTTGTAATGGGATTAGCTCCTGCGCTAAATGTCCAAGAGAGACCACTTGGGAGTCCCGGTAACAGGAGTCTAGAGAAATCATACATCCAAGTTCCGCCATAAGCATTCTTAACAACATAAGCATCTGTCTTAATAGATGAAGATATTCTTATATCATCAGCTACGTGCTTCATGAAAGACACGACAGGACATATTTTTGGATTACCTGTTGTTCGTCCTGGGATTGGCGGAGTGTCGTTTTCCGTGGCTACGTATCTAGTTCTGTTATTCTTTTGGTTAGCGTCCAGAGTAACCCAGCTACCCTCATACTCATTTCCACCAAGATCCGTTGTAAATGGATCCCAAATCTTGGCCCCATCAATTGGCTGAGTATACTCTAGCTGACCCACTGAAGATAGATCAATTAAGTCACCTGCAATGTTACTCTGTCCAATTGCAATGATAACTGGTCTTCTCCATTTAAGCTGTTTAAATAATCTTTCTTGATGCTTATAGGTTTGATTAATTCCTACAGTGTTTAATGTTTTGCTATAAAACTTTACACTTCCTAAGAAACCACGAAGACCACTAATGAGACCTCCATACTCTCCACCCATGAATCCTCCATTCTTGTAGCCGTCTGTATAGCCACCACCTAAAATCCATGGAGTAAAGAAGTTACCTAACTTCGGGCCTGACTGAAGAGATCTTGGAGCTAAAGGACCTACTGACGTGGTATTATAGTTGAAGCTATTATTTTGCTTAAAGCTAGGAATATTTAAAGATCTGTATCTATCGACGCCAAATACATCAGTAAGGGACGAGGTTTCTAAAACCTCACCGTCTAAGTAAATTGATACACTATTTGCCCGGTAATCAACAGATAAAGAAAGAAGCATATACTCATGAACTAGATCTGCTAAACTCTTGCCACTTGCTGTAGTTTTTGTGCTGGAGACAAACATCCCCAAATATCCATTAGTAGTATCACATTCTGGATTAGAGAAGAATGTTGCTGATGAAGCATCATAAGATACAGTTGGGGCTAAAACTAGGCCGTAACCAACAGAAGGGTTTTGTAGACTGAAGTCGTTAGATGGTAAAGACTTCTCTGTCCATCTAACGTCTGTTGTGAAACCAAAAATTAAGCCTCTAGTGTAGTCACTATTCTGTGTAAATGGAACTAAGTTGTAATCTTCATCTCTTACAGCACCGGTTCTAATTCCAACATTCTCATTAGCTAAGATTAACCGATATAGAGAAGACACACCGTTGTCCTTCCAACCAATATCAGAATCCTCTAAAGTTGGCATGTGAATCCAAGTCTCAAAGCCGAAACCATACTTACCATAGGTCCAGTCTTGGAATTCTTTTGAATCAGGTAGTTTTGCGAAAGACCCTAGTGCAGAAGCCCCAATTAGAGGGGCTGGTCCAGAAGCGTTTTCGCAGATACCCTTAAAATAAGGTGCTGCTAAACCAAGATCTGTAAAGAAGTCTTTAGAGCTTTTAGATATTAAGAAAGCATTACCTTCTTCAGTTGAAGTTATACAGTTATTTAAGTTTGCTACTGTTGCAGAAGGCATAACACAGTCTGAATTCAAAAAGTTATAGAGAGCAAACAGCCCATCTGTGTTTACAACTTCACTCATGTTTACTTGGTTAGCACTAGCATCAGAAGCCTTGAGACCGTCTGTCATTATTGCATCGAATCCCAGATCTGGGAAGATTAGGTGGTTCAGCATGGTTTGCTCGCGGCCTCTAACCTTGCTCTGAACAAACTTACCAGACAGAGGTAATACTATTCCTGAAACACTATCAGCCTCAAGGACCAAAGCTTGTTGATCAACCAAAGCTAAAGACAGATTGTATTTACTTAAATAGCCAAAATCATTAATTGGAACCTGTCCTCGCGGGAATGCAGTTTCTCCTCCAAAAATATTTGGAGCTTTGACAGCAATCTCAATTTGCTTCTTTCTTCTGTCTACTTTAGTATTCAGTTGAGTAACTTCACTTAACAAAGCTTCTTTGAAGTTATCAATAATTGATTGCGAAGTCCCTGAAGCAGTTAGGTCTTCTATTTGAGTTTTTATATCTTGCATTCTCTTATCACGTTGACCCATAAGGGTTTTTAGTAAGGAGTCTGCATTATATTCCTCTCTCATTGCGGCACTGTCATCAATCACAGAGGGATCAAAAATAGAGTTTACCCATTTATCATATGTTTTTCTATTTATTTCTTCGCCTCGACCACCAATATTAGGATCAAAATTGAACTTCCAACGTTCAGCTAAGTCGATAGAATTTTTTCTATCTCTTAGTTGAATCAAGATAGGAGTGATACCTTCATCAGATCGAGAATCATAATAAAGACCGTCGTTAGACAATATGAATTGACCATCCTTACTTAAAGGAGGTCCATACACAAGGCGGATAAGCTCTTCGTCTTCTGCTGGCTTTGCTATCTTAAAGCCTGGGAATCTATCTGCTAAAGCTGGGTTAATTCCTGGTTCTCTGTCTGGGTCTTGTGCGCGGAGATCAAGTTCAGCTTCAATTGCGGTCTGTATTGAAATAACTTTATCGTTTAGAGCATCTAGCTGCTCTAGCCTAGCATTAGCTAGAGCAACACTCCCTGCAATTCTTTCTCCTGTGTAGGATTCAATTGACGTATTGCTTGGAGAGGAAAGAGCATTCTTAACTGCTTCTAAGCATTCTTTAACTTCTTCTATAAACTCTTTTGCGGTCTCAATAAAGCTATAAATTTGCCCAGCAAACTGAATTAGTGCTGCGATTTTTATCGGTAGTTGTGGGTCCCAGTCAGTTAAAGCCCATTTAGCTCGTAATTTCTTTAAGCCTTCTTCTGTAAAATATTCTTCTATACCAAAAAAATCAACAATCTCTTTCCATATTTTTTTAATTTCTTTATCTATTTCTGCTTGTATACTAGCGGTTACATCATGAATTACTGTAAGAATAGGAGTTGGTAATAAGAATAAAACTGCCTCACTGATATCTAAGACACATGTGGGTAGACCGAAAGCTCCTACAGCAGCCGTAAGTAAACCACCCCCACCTGCTATATTACTACCAAAAGAAGTTAAATCAAAATCCGCCATAATTCTCTCTTATATAGCTTAGTTTTCTGCTTGGTTAATAAGATCTAACTCATAATCACTAAACTCAAAAGTAGGATGAATTGCCTTCCTAGCATTTAAGGTCGGGGCTAGGGGTGCTAAATTAACGAAAGCACCATCTAAAGTTGCTCCTAGCGGACTTAATTCTAGAACTCCAACTGAGTTTTGGGTGGCTTGTCCTAGACCATATTGCACAATCGAGAGTGCGTTAATTCCTGAATCGAAAGCTCTTTCATCTACATCTCCTCCTACTATTGTCTCTCTTGCAGCGATATCATCCCCCTCAAGAGGTATCACTCCCCCTGTAGCTCTACAGACACTTCCAGCAGCTAGGTTTATGTCGTTCTTAGCATGTAAATTTATGTCTGTTTCAGACTTAATATTTACTCTATAACCGTGGATAAAGATATCATCATTTGGTGCTCTGATGATTATAGATCCATCTGAATTAAGTTGAATTTTTGCCTGCTCTCCAAAAGCCCGCAACATAATTCGGCTTCTGTGAATCTCCCCAGACCAAGCTACAGAGCCAAACGTTTGATATTTTTTATGAATAGATCCTGCAAATAAGCATACGTCTCTGGCTTCACTATCTAATTTAATATTTCCATACGGCTTGAAGAACAAGCCATCTGGTGGTGTTAACATCGGTCCCGCTATGGGCAAGGCAGGTATAAGTGAGTTTAGACCAATGCCTTGAGATGTTATGTCCACTCCATTGCCATAATATGATTGAATAGTTACCTTACCTGCTTCGGAATGGACTGTTATATCATTTTGTGTTTTTAATAGAATCTCTCTAGCACTGATGGTGTCTCCTGTTGAGTATCCTAGCTTATAGTCTCCGCCAATGATAAGGCCGTCACCTAACTCATTGTTTAGTAACACCACATTTCCGTTTTGGCAATCATTCAAGATGAGCCTCTTACCAAAACCTGATCTTATATTTACTCCTGAATATAACCCTTTTCTATCAGCTCTATGGTTTAATGATATACTGTTTCCTCTTGAGTCACTGATATTAATCATTTCAGGCTCGCCACTGGCATTGAATAACCCAGGAGGAAATAGCCCTTTTTTCTTATAGTCTTTTGGGATTCCCTCCTCCTCATAAGGTTGTTGTTTTATGAAGGCTGATAATCCATCTCTCTTCTTAGGAGGCTCAAAGATTTTAGAATAGTCTTTATGGATTGTCGAAATGTAAATGTATTCTTTTGCTATAGAATCAGTTTCTGCATACATAATAAACTGATTTCTTGTAGGAATTGCGAAGAATCCTGTATTTCCTGCTCCTGGGATATTCTTTCCTCCGAAGGGTGAGGCATAGGTGACCTTATCTTGGGTTGCGTAATTAGGATCTAATCTTTGGACTGTTAGAGATCCTGCTACTGTAGACATGACTTGTCCTATGTATAGTTTCATTTTTTACGCCTCTTTTGGAATATCATTAGGAAGCCTCAATCTCTGTAATGTAAAGTTACTATCACAAGACGTAGGTGTTATCTTATGTTTAATTCCTATTATAGTATATCCTGCCGATAAGTAACTATCAAATACTTGTGATGTGTTATCTCCAATGAGTTTAGGTCTATTTGCGTATAACAAACAAGGATAGTTTAACCAGTAATTACTAGAGATATTGAAAAATGGAAGTGTATCTATCTCTACATTAAATCTTAATTTGCTAGTAAAATCAAATATCCTATTATAAAGGACTGCTGCGTCAGCATAATCGCTTACAGATCCAATCACTATCTTACTAGTAAAGTAGTCTTCTGTTGAGAATATATTTTCATCCTCAAAAAGACCATCATCTCTAATTAAATCACCTACTATTTGACTGAGTAGTCGTTGAGTTAATTCTTCATCTGTATTAGTAATTGAATCAAAAGTAACTTGATCTAAATCAACATTAGTGAAATCTAGTTCTTTAGTGTCTTCTAAAAACACATCATTTGTTATAATATAGTTACCTAATTTTGTTAGTTTAGCTGAAGCATATTCTCTATTTTTTCTAATCTCTTCTTGAACTAAGCCAGCGACTTTAACTCTTAAATTTGTATAAGCAGTTTGATTATTACTAGCTCCTGCTCTTGGTTGATTACCAACTCCACTGTCTGGGAAGATTTGTCTTGAAGGTTTTGTGTAACCAAAGGACAAGGCATCTACTATACCTGATCTTATCTTCTTAAATGAAGCTAATTTTTTAGCTCGAAGTTCATTTTGAACTAATGCTGCTTGAGAGTAAAACTTTGGTGCTTCGGTGAATACACCATAAAGAAAAGCCGTATAAAGATTATTCTCTTCTGTCTTTATAGATAAAACATTAGGATTAGCTACATTATATCTAAACACTGGGAAGTTTTCTATATTACTCGTTAAGGATTCGCTCTCTAGTAACGACTCCATCGTATATTTTTCGGTGTCCTTAATTTTAGACTCGTATAAGTTGAGACTTCTCCAGCTAGTGTTTAGATACTCAAATGCTCGATTATTCTCAGGTAGTTGGCTAAAGGTTGAGGTAGCATGATTTTCTAACCTCTCTCCATAAAGTAATGCTCTAACTACAGACTCAGTTCCTATCAAGATAACTGGGGCTGATCTGTCGAAGTAATCATCTAGAGGTTTTGGGAGATCCGTTAGATCACTATCTGTGTTAGCTCCTAGAATATTTCTTATAAAGTAATCAATATATCTAACATCACCTTCACGAACTAAAACGGTCTCTTCCCCAACAAGCTTACCTAAACCACTCATCAAGTCTTCTACTTTACTTTTAATTGCTTGTCGTTTAGCTTCTGCTGTTTTATTATCGGCATTTTCATCTGAGCGGACTTCCATGACTAGAGAGTCTGTCTTTTGAAAATCAGACCTAGTAAATTCTGTTCCTAGCTTATCATCTAAAGGTTTTGTAAGTAACTCTAAAGCCTCAGTGTAGGCTTGTGTCGCAAAAACATCATCAAATTGTAAGTCAGGTCTATCCCTAAGTAAGCTTATACTAGCTCGTAATTTATCCTTGTCATTAGTTATCTTACTGCCTGCTATTTTAGCTAAGTCATCACATACAAAAAACAAATTTTTTGTCTGCGTAAAAGTTGATCTAAGAAAATCATTAATTACAGTTTTATATTCGTAATCAAACTTACTAAAACCAAAAAGATAACTTAAGCATAAACTTGCATTAGCGTCTCCTGGTGAGAACTTAATCTCATTCGCGAGGGTCCAAGAGGCTTCTGTTAATGCTGTATTTCTCTCAGAGATAATATTAATATTATTAATAGTCTCAGTTTCTGTGGTTAAAAACTTGTCTCTTAATAAATCTAGTGTCTCGTGTATTCCAAGATTAATAGCTAAGTTAAGTTGAATGGTTCTAGGTTGATCAAAATCTTGAAGAGTCGCAGCAGACATTAGAGTCATAGCTATAAAGCCTGACCAGTAATCTAAGTTATCTCCTACACCAAATAAAACATAAAATACGTTTCTAGGAAAATCCTTGTAGTATGATTTTGTTTTAAATCTATTTAAAAATGAATTAATTAGTTTGTATTCAAAATCATAGTTTGTAACTAAAAACTCTACACTTAAGTTACCTTCACTATTAGAAACCTTAGTTCCTTGTAAAGTGTATTCAAAGTTTAAAATTGTTGAATTATCTGAGTCGATAACCAAAAAGGTAGAGCTATCTGGATCATTTGCCTCATCCAGAATATCAGAAGCTTCATTTAGAAATTCGCCAAAAGTTTTGAAAGTTCTCCCAGGACTTGTATACAATATTGGTATATCTGGGTTATTGGTGATTAATATTGTAGGTTTTATAACTTCATCAATCATTTTGGCACTCTTATTCTTGATCCAGTTAAATAGTCTTCAAATACGTCATACTTATTCGATATTAAGCAGATATACCATAAAGCGTCAGGATCTTCTAGGAAGACATCAGCTATTAGATCAGGTCTAGATGAAAACTCATTAGGGACTATTCCTGGTTTAGTAGTTTGATCAGGTTTGAGCTTTTCAATATACCGATCCGCTTGAGTATTACCTACAATACTAGTAATATCTCGTCCTCTATGATTATAGACTGATGATCCAATAGAATAATGACTCATTTTTTATCTCCTAATACCTAACTACGCAAAGTTATTGAATCCTGCATTATCATCTATTTGAGGCTGAAAAGACTCAGAGAAATCTGTGTCAGCAAATAGTGGCTGAATACTTCCCGTATCTAGAACATGCTCCCACCCTGCTATATTCTCGGATTGTTTAATGTTCCCAGCTTCTGTAGGTGAGTTGTATGGTTTGTATTCTCCGAAGTCACCAACTCTGAGTTCTTCCATTTGTAAGCTAATCTTTATTCTATTTGGAAGTAAAGTAGCTCTGTCATAGCCAGACTTTTCGTCAATATTAATTTGATAACGCTCAACAATAAACGGGGCTTTCTTGTATAGAGGTCCAAAGTTAAGTCTAACAATAGGTAAACTTCCATCTCCTTTGGTTGTCCCAATAACAGAAGATCTGATTATGTTAGTCCAAAAATAATATAAGGCTTTTATTTTTGTTGCTTGTGGATCTGCTTGGCTTATTGCCCCTAAGAAATTTTGATCACTAGCATTATCTGATTGACTCCCTTCATAAGACTGTATTACGGCTAATATATTAGTAAACATATCATCGTTTTTGGACGTTACTTTTCTAGGGTCAAATAGTTCCTTCTTACGTGCGTTCGAAGTAGATCCTTTAGTGACATACTGTGATAAAGAACTTCCTCTACAAACATTCTTAATATGAAGTAAATTCATATTAAAAGTTAAGTTCAATACTGTAGATTCTGCTCCAAGAAAGGAATATAAATTACTATTTCTTCCTATCGGCTTATATTTTCCTAGCCTAGCTTGCTTAGACTCATTTATAATAGGGTTCTCAAAAAAAGGAATCTTAACCTTAAAGTTAGCAGCGGCTCCTTCCTTAATAAAGAAGTTAAAGTCTAAGTAACCTCTCTCACTAAACGATCTCTCGTAACCACCAAATTTAATCATCTCGGACCTATCCCTCTACGCATGAGTGGTGAAGCTGGTTCTCTTCGTTCTTGGATACTCTTGAAGCTTCTTACTAAGGTATCTAAATATCCGTTCTGTTGGACCATTAACTGATCTTCTCCTTCGTTTGTAGTGGCTTTAGCCGCTATCAGACTTAGCTCTGGGACCCTGTTCAGGGCTCCGATTAAAGCGGCTTCTTGATTTAAAAGCTGTCTAGAGGTAACTGCTTCTAGCTTAGGTTTAAGATCACCTGCCATTTGTCCAGTAGAATCTGCTGTCTCTTCACTAGATCCACCTATCCAATTTAAAATATCAGGCAGGAAAGATAATACCGTTAAGATTGCTCCAAAAGGTAAAGCGGCGAAAAGACCTCTAAGACCAACAAGTAAACCTCTAAAAATTCCTCCAAATATACCACTAAGACCTTTACTTAGTAGGTTTTTAATACCAGAAAATCCTCCAGTAAAAATACTCTTAATACCTGTTAACCAATTTTTAGGATTTATTAAATTTTTAAGGCCAGTAAAGGAGCTTAATAAACCTTTAGCTAATTCATCTTTGTTACCTGTTCTTAAGTAAGCAATAATTTGAGACATTTTCATGTTTATTGCCCCTAAAGATAGCAAGGATTTTGTTATTAAACCAACTGTTGCTGTTATAACACTAATACTAACTAGAGTAGCTGCTGTTTTACCTAAGTTGTCAATAACTTCAAGAACATACTTACCTATGTTTACTATTGGTTCTAATAGTCTAACTGAAAGAGTATTAATAGATTTAATAGTTCTATTGAAATTAGCTTCAGTTACTGCTTGTGGGTCTGGGCCTTGTTCTATAGCTGTTTGGACTGCAATTGCACCTCGAACTGGTTGAATAGCATTTCCAAAATTGCTAAGAATTGCTCTTGTATCACCTATTGAGTCAATAAATCCTTTACCTTCAGTGGCAGCAGTTTTAAAGAAGGCTTCTAGAGTAGCTAATTGTTGGGCCACTGTTCTTGAAGAATCATTCAGCTCATCTGCGAAACCAGTGAGACCTAACTGTGCTTCAAGCCCCGCTACATCAAAAGTTCCTGCTGCAAATTGAGCAATAATCTTTCTTGTGGTTCCTTCCTCTACCCCTGGCCCAATTCTAGCTTCGAATTGTCCTATAGCTTCTATTAAATTTCTGTTTCCTTGTATCGCTTGCAGAGGAAGTTCCTTAGCAATATTTGATACACGACTTACTAAGTCTTGTAATGAAACTTCAAAGGTATCGGCTGTGTTAGTTAAAGCTTGAATCAACTCAGATTGTTGAGTCCTAGTTAATAAGAAGCTATTCGTCAAAGATCTGATGTCATTAGCTACAGCTTGAACATTTTCTCCTAATAACTCAGTTCTTGCTAAGAATTTACCTACTCCTGTAATATTTTTGTCTAAGCCGGTTTTTAATGCAGTAATACCGACTGACAATTGAGTAACGCCAGGAATATCTGGCATAGCTGTCTCTAGCTGAGTCACAAACTGACTAGGAACTCTATTAAAAGCTAATGCGGTTTCTTGGAATTGAGCCACCGCTCCAACTGATTGCTGGAACACTGAGCGTAAGTCGTTAATAGCCTCAAATAAGCCCTTCTGGGTTGATAGCAAACTCAGCTCGATAGGGCGAGGATCTTTATCGGGACCACCTCCTCCACCTCCTCCACCACCGCCTCCGCCTGGGGGGACTGGTGGACCTTGCTTTTGGGTTATATGATCAATTAATTGGCCTAATAGATCAACAATCTTATCATTAGTAGCTGCTACATCCTGAACAGAATCATTTAAAGCTGCTTGCATAGTAATAAGTCTATGCAAAGCATCTGTCGTGCGGTCGCCGCTAGTTCTTCCTGTTCTTCTGGGCATGGTTATTCTTCTTCTTCCTGATTAGGGAAGTTTAATGATACTCTAATAATTTTATTAATTTTACTTAAATTATAAGTTCTAAAATTAGATTTACCAAATAAACTTAGCATAGTTTTGCTTCTTACTTTGTCTGCATACTGTTGAAAGAATCTACTGAGAAATTTTTCTCCTCCTGTAGCAGTTTGAGTAATTCTATTGTATTTAGCTTTTTTTGATTTATAAATTGTTTTAAGCATTTGTATCATGCTTTCCATTTGAAATTGATTACTTAAATCAAATTTTAATGTAGTTACTAATTTGTTTCCTCTGGAAGAGATATAACTTCCAGTTGCAGTCCTATTTGTTGCTATTCCAAGTGCAGAAACAATTTGTTTATTGTATTCAAATACATAAAAGTTTCCTGGAGTTATCGAAGATTCAGCGTCAGGAAGCAGTTTGCCTTCTCCAACTCCGATCCCCTCCCTCCGAAGGACATTAAAAATTTCTTGAACACTATTCATTTTTAAAAAAATTTTTGCTATAAAGTTACTATTTAGACTTGCTTTAAGTGAGCCTCATTAGTATTTATGTTTTATGTAGGTATTTTATGGATCAAGATATTAAAATACAGTTGTTTGAGTTCTATGATTTACTAGAGTATACATTAAGTTTTAAGTTCAGAGAAAAATGGAAGAATCTTTACTCTGGAAAGATGATCAAATTATTTCAGCTAAAGCTTTTACATTCTTTTAAGGCAAGTAAGCCTATCAAACGAAAGAGCTTAGTTAACTACTTAACGACTAAGGGTAAGTATAGTAAAGAAGTTATTGAGGACTTTTTTAGCTCTATAGATATAGATCTATATCGCCCCTTTATTTCTTAGCTTGTTTCTCTTCGTTAATACACTTCATCATTGTAACTTGGTCGTTGAACTTTGGGCAATAGCCATTCTTGTATTCGCACCAGTTACAAAACTCGTTCTCCATTGGAACGAACTCAGTCTTCTTCATCTTACGAATTCTCCAGACCTTGCTGATCTGACGCTTCTTCCACTCAAAGATCTGTGACGCAGAATATCTGACAGTCACCAGATTATTGGTCAGTGGGTAGTAATGAGCGCAAGTAATCTTGCTAAACGGAACGTCATACAGCTTATTAACTGCGTAAGCGTAGCCGCGTAGCTGGTTGTCGTTAAAAAGTTCTACCTTGGTCTTCTCTCGTTTTGAGGTCTTGTAGTCTATAATGAGGTAGCCTCCCTCCGGCCCCTTCACGATCCGGTCGATGACGAACTCATACTGCATCCCCTCGGCTAGCTCGATCTTGCTGTGAAGCTCGCAAGAAACTGTCTCACCCTTAAGAGACTCGTTGAATCTGATGAAGTTGTTGATACACTTGTCAGTATCCTTCTTCCGCTTGGGTGTGACGTGATACTCCTCCATCAGCATGTTTGACAGCCGATGCAAGTCTTCGACCTTGGTGTAGTTCACACCGTCCTCGAAAATCTTGTGGATATAGCTACCGTAGTTCAATGGTTCTTCGTTTGCGCTTTTGCCCTTGAGCCTCTCATTATATCTATAATGGAACTTCAGAAGACATTGATCTATAATGTCACTTTTACTATTTGAGATTGTTGCTAGGAAGGTCATATGATTTCTCCAAGTCTAATTATAGAATTTTTGAAGAAAAACTTCGAGCCTAATCTAAAGTATGTCTCGGGTGGTCGAGAAGTAACTATCAATTCGATCTTCGCGCCAGACTATAAAATGCACATGTCAGTCAACACTGACACTGGGCTTTGGCAATGCTTCAAGTCTGGCAAGCGTGGCAACTTCATTCAGCTTGTCGCATCCGTCGAAGGTTGCACCTACGAGCGTGCGCGAGCGACTGTCATCTTTGATAGCATCAAGAACATTCATGAGGAAGAGACACCACTCGAACCTGCACAGAAGATCTTCTACTCAATTGACGAGTTCAAGGAAGAGTTCAAGTGTCTTGAGCTTCA